TCTAATTGTCTATCATCTGAAATAGAATCAAAGGCGTCATTTGTTTTCTTAGTTTCAATAAAATCATATCCTAGTCCAACAATATTTGAAACCTTAGCATTAATCGCTGCGTAGTTATATGTAGATGTCTCATAGATTTGAGATAGATACTCTAGGTTATATGTTGGTTCAATTAAATCAAACATAGCGTAGCCAGTAATTGCCTGTGCTAGAAGATTTTGCTGTGTTCCAGTTTCTTCAATTCCTGTAAATGATTTTGTAAACTCACGCCCTACTTTACGTCGAAATGCTGGACTTAATCCATTAAGCTTTTTAATTCCATCTAGGTCTATAGTAAAAGGATCGTTACTTGTAACTTCTGTAGACTTATTAAATGAGAACCAATCAGCAACATTAGATAGCTGAATTTGTTCTCCTGCCTCATTTTCTTCTTCAATAAATTCCATCTTTATCCCCTTAAATTACCATACTTTTTAACTTCATCTTTATAGTTTCCAATATCAAGCGGATCTGGAACTAGTCCCCATTTAAGTCTTTGGTTTTGATATTCAAATTCTTCGTCATCAATTTTTCTTCTTGCTGAAAGGAATAAAGGCCTGCCCTCATATATACCAAACGTGCGTACTTCTCTAGTAATGGCATCCATGCGGTCAACATTTCCTTTTTTGGAAGTGACTGAGAGGTAGTTTCCTTCGTCATCGCCTATCCACCTTCCATCTGGCATTTCCCAGACATAAATTCCAAGAGTGGACTCCTCTTCTAGAATTTTTGAGTTTACATTATTAATATCCATAGATCATTATTCTACCATTACTTTGAATCAAAGTCCATACTGTGTCATTGTGCCTGACAATATTAGACGCTTTTAATGACTACCCAGTCATTATCATATGCGTTTACATGTTCTTCTGTCAGGGTAATTGAACTATTTTGGCTGTCTATTGCGGTAGCTGAGGCTCTGTCAGTATAGAGGTAATAATGATTTTGAGCTTCTGCTTGTGTTAGTTGCGACGGGTAAAGGGTTATATTCTTGTATAAATTCTTGCCGCCACCATTTGTCCAAAGGTTGTTTGAAACTTTAACATTAAACCAAATGTCTCCTGAAATAGGCTGATTTAGGCACAGTACTATGTGACAAATCTCTCCCTCTTTTAAAAATGATGAGATGTTTGTTGCTGAGGTTCGATTTACGCCATTTACATAAATAGCAGATATATTACTTTTTGTTATGGCCCCAGAATTTGACCATAGGTAAGATATTACATTAGAGTTATACTCTGAATAAAGAAGACAATTTTTAGTTAGAGTTTTAGGGGTAAAGAACATTTCTACCGTACTAATATCTCTAATTGTATTTATATAAAATCCAGCCTCAGATGGAATTATTCCATTTTCTGAATGCCTAGACAATATAGGATAATTGTCTGTGCCTAAATTATATTCCCATGTTGTTAAATTAATGTCTCCGCCTAATGGCTGTTTTGAACGAATAGACATTCCCGAATTGTTAGATACAAATTCTTTATTAGTATAAAAATAGAAACCAACATACTGTAGTAATGGCAGGATTTTGCTTGTGTCTGCACTGGTCATAGTTATTTTAAAATGAAGTAAGCCAGACTGTTGAAAATTTACCGAACCCGTTTTATATTGAGGCACACTTTGGCCGTTAGTGCAATACTCCCAAGATCCTGCTTCTCCAGTTAGACTAGTTTCAATTGATATTCCATTATCTCCGTACCATTCAACCTTTGAGCTATTTAGGCCAGTTGTAATTGGTACTAAAAAATAATCTTGCATGGTAAAAGTTTTAGATTGTGCTGTATCGGTTTGAATAAAAGACAACCAATTATTTAATTTATCATAATAAGTATCTGAATTGACAGCAATTTCAAAATCGTTGTTTTGTGGAAGAATATATGTAAAAGGTTTAAATATATTTTTATCGCTTATATCAAACATGGTGCCCTGTTCTGGTACCGCTATCTGTGCATAGTCTACTGATCTGCTATATAGATAGTGTCTAGCTATGTCGCTAATAGACAAAGAATATCTGTATACTGCTGGGGCGTCTACTATAAAAGAATCTAAAGAAGATAAAGTTGGACCAATCTTTAAATTTAATGCTGTATTTGCAAACTTAGGGGAGTTAATGTTTTTTGACGCAACTCTTTTTCCATTTAAAGATAGTGATATATTAGATGTAGAGTAATTTGCAACAACATGCATGGCTCTTTTAAGATAAGGAACAGTGTAATCTAATCTTTCTCCTGCTGCTAAAAATACTAGGTTTCCTTTTTCGTAGAATATTCCGACTTTATTATTTAAATCGGCAAGAATGGGAGTTAGAGATGTTGTAGTTATTTGAGGATAAAACCAAACTTCTAAAGAAAAGTCATTGTCTGAGTTATATAAAGTGGCTAGGCCTCCGTCTGCCAAAATTCCATCATAATCATTTGACACACTCAAAGACACATAGGCTGTATTTGTAATTTTACTTGCTGAAACTCCACCTGAAATAAGCGGAAGAATATTTGTAGTTAAAGATCCGTAATAGGTTCCATTGTTTCCACAGCCAGATACGTCTAATGCGGTGGTACCAGAAGTCTCATCTAAAGGCCAAAAGCCTATAGGAGCATCTTTAATTACTTTAAGTTGATATGACATTTGAATTAATTGTATCACTAAACAATACTAGAATACAAGTAGGTTTAGCGCTTACTCCAAAATCCTGGAGACATGTACTTAATGCCATCAGTTACTGGCAAAGACTCGTGGTAGTAAGGTTCTACTGATGGAAATATGACAATGCTTCCAGCCTCTGGTTTTATCTTAATATTTTGATTTTTAAAATTAAGCTCGCCTCCAGTGTAGCTATCGTTTAAATAAAGAACTACAGATATTACTGGAGAATTATCGTCTCCATAAGAATCAACATGGGGACCCATGAATTTACCAGTAGAATACTTGCTAATAGATATTGGTGAAAGTGATCCTATATTTATTTCATTTTTTTCTGCGTAATCATTAGATGCTCCTAATATTGCATTAGTTAAAATATCTCTAATTTCTATTAGATCTGGATCTGATTCTTTTTCTATTCCGTGATTAAATCTTTTTTGATATCCAAAAAAATATGGATCGTCTCCGCTAGCTGTCCACTCATTCCATTTAGGAATAGATGTTTTTTCAGATAATCTTTCGTCTGTTTTTTCAATTAAATTTATAAGAGCCAAAGGGTCAAGTATGACATTTTTATAATAAAATATTTTGTCAAAAATTTCAGGAGAGATTGCATTAAACATATTTATTACCTTTTCTCCACTCTTCTCTTTGTTTTTCTTGTTCTGGTTTTAATCTTTCTTTTTCTTCTTTAATTTTTCTAATGTCTTCTTCTGTATAACTAACTGATTCATAATCCCATGAAGAAAGCATTGTATATCTTAATCCAGATAATACTTCTGTTACTCCATGAAGGTTTGTGAATCCAGGATCAAACGCAATCATGGTTCCTTGATCTGGAGCAATTGAAATTCCATGTGCGTCAAAAGTTAAATTACCACCTTCGTAGTCACGATTTAAATAAATAATAGTTACAAATTTATTATCTTGCCAAGCATTTGGTGTGCCATCCATATCTGAGTTATCTGAGTGATCTGACGCAAATGCTCCTGGCGTCCATTTATGAGCACTTAAACTTAGATTACGTAATTTTTCTGGACTGCAGGTTTCTGCTAAATCTTTTAAGGATAATCTTAAATTATCAAAGTACTCTCTGTTTATTTCAGAATCTGGGTTTACGTTTAATGGGTCTAATGGATCCATAACATAGCTTGCATAAAAACAAGTTTCTTGCCAAGAATCCATTGAGCTATTAAAATAATTAATTAACTTCTGGCATTCTTCCTGCGTAAGAAAATTTTTAAATTCTACTATATCGTGCCTATGTATTACCTTTTCCATTATGTCTCCTTTTATTAGGCGTATTTATTGCCCTTTAGCCATTCTTCTTTTTGAGCTGCCTGTTGAATTCTAACTTGTTTTTCTTCTTCTTCCCAGCGGTCTAAGGTTTCTTGATCATATTCTACATCCGCATAATCCCAAAAAGAAACCATTGTATATCTGGTTCCCTTTGTAATTTCACTTACTCCATGAATATTTTCTACTCCGCCACAGAAAACATAATAAGAAAGTTTATTTGGTTTAAAGCTTATATCATGATCTGGAAAATAAAGATTCCCACCCTCATAATCATCATTTAAGTAAAGTATTCCTACATATTTATTTATTTCAAAAGCATTTGGAACGCCTTCAAAATCAGAATTATCAGAATGAGGGGCTGCAAATCCTCCTACTTCCCATTTTTGAGCATGAGAAGTATTTGCCCTAACTTCTCTTTCAAATACTATCTCAACTGATTCTTTAAATTTTTCACGTAATTTATCAAAATGATCTCCGTCTAAATTATAAGTTGATAGTAGTGGATCATTAGGAGCTAAACCCATTCCAAGAGATCCGTAAAAAGCGATGTCCCCCCACATTTCAGACTTAGCTTCAAAAAAATTAGTCATGTTTTTTGCTGTATCTTCATCTAAGAAATTAGGGATCTCTACGATTCTATTATGAGTTATGCCCAAAACACCCTTATCGTTAATGTCATCTTTATAATAAATAAAATTATCTTTGTTTATATCGTTAATTATCATCTAGCACCTCTTCATTTTCTTGTATTACAGTATCAGTTTTTTTAATTTTGTGAGTATTGTCACAATATGGATAGATTGCAGATCTTCCGCATGTACACTGCCTCATATTATTTTTTTTTCTTTGTGAGATAAAATAGTCCAGAAAAATGGAATTACATATCTTATTCCGCTTGTAATTTCAGTTACTCCATGAATAAAATTCTTATCTCCTGGAAAAAAGTATGCTCCGCCAGCCTTTGGCTTGAATTGAATTCCTTGAAGAGGAAAATACAATTCTCCGCCCTCATAATCATCATTTAGATAAAACAATCCAGAAATATCATACCATGGAAAATCATTAGGCTTTCCAGCATTTTCACCTTCATGAAGTTCTTTATCTGCATGAGGCATTTGAAGCTGGCCAGGAAGCCATCTTACAATAGCTGGACTTGTAGGAAAAGCATCTACTCCAAAAAACTCGTCTACTTCTATTTTTAGCCTTTTTACCAGTTCATCAATAACTGGTACAATTTCTGGATTGTTTTGCCACAAAGATCCAGTTGTAGCTACACGATTTTCCCAATAGGAGTGATCATAAATAACTGTTCCCTCTTCATTGTAATGAGTTTCTGTAACATCCCAAATCTTTATATTTCTTGCTTCATTAGAAAGAAATGCTAATTCTTCTGGAGTCATAAAATTTTCTCTAGCCTGAATCATGTCTGGAGAATTGCCATAGTAACCAGAAGGAGTTATTGAAACTCTATCTACGTTATGCTTTTCATAGTCGTTGCTTATCATAATATTATTATACCATTCTATGAGTATGTTCTTTTGGTCCACACTTCATTTTTATAAACTCCCCCATTTGGGACCCTATATTTGTTGCTATTATCTTGATTTTTAGACATTAAATTATTGCCCTGTTCTATTTTTATTTCTGATTCCCAATTTTCTCTTAAAAATGGAATCATTTGTGCATAAGGAGTTCCTGCTGGTATTACTCCAATAAAACCTTCTTGAATAAAAAATGGCATAGATCCTGGAAGATTTACCTTATCGTTATCTATAATTCCACTTGTAGTTAAAAATGGTAATTCAAATCTATTAAATGGTTGGCTGTACAGAACGCTATACCCTTCAGGAACCTCTACAGCCCAATCTGGGAACCAAGCAAAGTGATCTGGATGATAGCCTTTAGGATTCTCAAATTGAGGCATTGTAGGCCTTGCAGAACAGAAATCTTGATACATTGGGCTGCTTACTTTTACAGCTAAGTTTTTCCCCTTCATGTAAAATTCAATATCACACGGAGTTTTATATGTATACCCTGTTCCTAAAATATCAAACACGGCTGGGCATGCTTTCCATGTTGGAATTTTACCTCCATCTGGCGCAGCCCAGTATTCATTTGTAGATTCATTTATGGCAAATCTATCTGCCTTTCTATACCATTCTGGTATAGTTTTAATAATTGGTTCTGGCCTAGACTTGCTATCTTTACTAAGCCAAGGTCTATTGCTGACAAAGGTTATCTTGTTTGTATTCATTTAAATCCCCTTAAATCATTTACCTTAAGCCTCAAAGATTTTGTTTCATGAGATCCTACGGAATTATTTTTTTCGTCTACTGCATCTCTATAAAAATCTGTCCACTCTCCACGCATTGTTATTTCCTGAGAAGCGTCACCATAAGCCTTGCTCTTTTTATGATAGTCTTCGTCATAAACATAGTTATATAAATCTACTTCAAATTCTTTTATGCTACCAAGAGATATTGGAATTATAGAAATAATTGGTGTGCCAGCCTTAATTGTTATTGGAACATTTGCTTTAGTTATTTTCCAAGCGCAGGGCAAATCGTGTGGATAAAATGAAGTAGACATTAATGTTGTAAACGCCTGTACTCCATCAATAAATTGATTTGGAACTGGCATTTGTAATATTGTAACATCTTCATCAGTTTTAAATCTAAGGCCAGTATTAAAACTTATTGTTGCGTTAGCTCTTCCTGTAAAACAAAACTCTTCTCCTTCTAAAATCTTTACATGGTTTGGAGTGGTATCTGATATACCATCCCAAATAAAAGTAATATCTTTATTAAAAGATAAACCCCATCCTAAAGTATTTGAAAGACTAACTGGAAAACATCTATATGCGTGTAACCTGTCAGTTTCATCCATCCAGTCTCTTTTTACAGATATCTGTTCAATATTTGCTGAATTAGATCCGCTTACATAAACAGATATTTTTGACAATTATTTTCCAGTCTCTTGGTACATTTCTGGAGTATGATATTTTTCGCTATAATCAAGCATTGTTACAATTGAATATTTTATTCCAGATGTTACGGGCAATGCCTGGTGAGGATACATAAAATTTGATGGGAATATGTATAAGTCTCCAGCTTGAGGCTTTACCTTTAAATTTTGCAGTCTAAAGTATAGCTCTCCACCTTCGTAATCGTCATTTGGATATCCCACTAAAGATACAGTACAATTATAAGAATATCCATGATCATGATGCTCCATAAAGTGTTGGCCTTCTCCATATCTAACAAAATTAAAAGCTTCCCAGTATCTTAAATTATTAATATTAAACTTTTTAGCATAATCTGCAACGGCATTAGATTTTCTATCATAGCAGTCTTGCCATAACTGTTGAAGATTTAATGACGTTGGTGATTTATCATTTTGAATATCTGATTTCTTAAATTTAAAGTCAACACAATCTCTATACTCTGGCATTAATTGTTGATATCCTACATAAGCTGGTTGCCAAGAATAGTTAGGGTCTTCTTTTAAATAAGATTCAATTCTATTTGTTACATCCATCTCTGGAGTAAAAATATTTCTATACACCCAGATTCCTGGACCAACTTCTTCTGAGCTTGTCCATGTTTTTTCAATTGAATTATTGTTAGGCTGATTGATATCCATTTATTTTCCTTTGTTAGTGATTCTTGTGATTGTTATCATTATAGTCTGTCATAATTACAACAGAATATTTAGTTCCAGAAAATACCTCGCATGAGGCATGTTCGTAAATAAAGTTTGACGGGAATAAAATAATATCCCCAGCTTCTGGTTTTATTTTTAAACCATGTCTTGTAAATTCTATTTCTCCACCTTCATAGTCATCATTTAAATAAATTACACCAGAAATAGTACAGCTATAGAAAGGTCCATCATCAACATGTAGTTTAAAGTATTTTCCAGGCAGATATTTAACAAAGTTAAATGCTTCAATATAGTTCATATTTAAATGCCAAAGTGATTCGTAATCTCTAAGACATAGATTAAATCTATCTAGGGTGTCATTATGTATAGAAATTAATTCTTTTGCTACTTCTGTATCTGATGTGATATTTTTAGACTTATACTTAAAGTCTACACAATTTCTGTTTTCTGATATTTCTTCTTTATCATTTACCTGAGCAAGACTCCAAGAAAATTCAGATCCGCTTAGACTATTTTCTAAACGAGTTATTGTATCTAAAGATTTATCTTTTAAAATGCCGCCTTTATATAAATTAATACCGTAATCTAAATTTATTCTGGTTATTCCATTTCCTATATTTATATCAGGCAAACGGGAATTTTTATTTTCTAATCTTGGTAAATCAAACCATTGAGGAATACTGTTTTGCATATTACCACTTTTCTAAAGGACAGGTAGCGTGTAAAAGTTTTGTTTTCATTTTCATAAAACATCCACATTTTTTACATGTGGATGTTAACTTAATTAGTTCTGGGCAAGATTGACAAATTGAAAACCTTTTTTCTGAAACATCAGATTCAGCATATTCTGTATTAGGATTTAAAAAATCCCAGGGCTTTACTTCTCTGTTAGAAAAATTTTCAATTAATTCTTTATTATTTTCTTTATAAATTTGCCATGGAGTTTTTTCAGACATTTTTTAATTTTCTGTAAAATTTGTGCCATCATAAAGCCAACCAATTTGAACATCTAATCCTTCTGGAGCAATTATTGCAATCATCTTGCTTTTTAAAATAGAATACATTGGATCAACTGCATACATTGATAAAACATTACCATCAATGTCTGTAATATCAAATTTAAATCTATTTTTTAACACATCTTCTTCAGTAGTTGTTTCAGTAGAGTTATATGGTTTAGATATGATATCTGCAAAACTGCTTACGGAATTAATTGCAAATTCCACTACGCCTTCAGAAACAAAACACATTCTTTTATCATTTGTCATTTTTTAGCTCTTTTCTTTTAATTATTAATAATACTATTATAGTAAAATTATTATATATTGTCAATAAGTATTGTTTTTAGCAACAGA